ACTCCGCCTGTATTTGCAATGAAGTCTCCAACTTTTCCTTCATTTAGCACATTGATTGCGGCTCCTGTTACTTTATTTAAGTTCTCAACAACATCTCGTTTAGCTTTCATTATTGGCTTACCAGTTTTTTTATCAATTGATTCAGCTTCAACTGGTGGCTTTAGATACATTCCACGGATGCCTTGTCCTAGAATCCTTTCAGCATTTGGAAACTCATAGAATTTTGCAAGGCGAGGAGAGTTTGCTATAACATCTTGATTGCTTGCAATATCTACCGTGTTTTTTTGTAGATAGTTCTTCTTCTGATTTTCGTCTTGAGCCAAATATTGTTCAGCCAATCTACGTAAATCTTTAAATTCAGTTACTGTAGGGGGATTTTCAGCAGAATCTTCAATCGCTTTCCTATATGATGGATTTGAAATTTCAGCAGCCTTTTTCTTCAAGATGTCAGTTAGATTTCCGATTTCTTCTTCTTCTGTTGCTTGAGGCTGTTTGGTTGGCAATTGCTCACCATCAACTATTATAGCATCCATTTCTGTTCCTGCTCCACCGCTAATTGGCGTGGCTTCATCTGGGACTTGGTATCCGCCGCCATCTTCTCCTCCAAGTAATACATCTTCTTGTGAACTCATAGATGGCAATCCACCGCCAGCCCGCAGAGCTGATGCTGCTACCCGCATTGTTTTATACCTATTATCATCAATAGCCTTACCGCCCATCATTGCCAGATTTGCTAGGTTTTGAACGTATGGGTTAGATTGATTTTGCGCTGCAAGCGATACGATTGCTGAATACCCACCACTGCTATCCCCCGATTCAAATGACTTCATGGCTTCTTGAAATGCTGGAAGAGCAGCTTGCGCTTGCTTCTGGTATTCTTTTGCAGCAAGTGCTTGACCCACTTGTTGACCAAGATCAGAAAGACTTTTTGTCAACGCGCCATAATCCATAGCGGGGATTCCATAGCTGATTTGTGGGATGACTGCCATATATTACCTTTCGTAAATTAATCCACTATCCGTAAATTGATCCAGTAAGTGGACGATAGAATTGTCCACCAGTTGCGCTGGTCGCTGGCACATATTGCTGACCTCCAGCTCCAGTAATAGCACCCTTGGCTCCACCTGCTCCACCGCCAATTGCGTTAGCCATCATTGCTGATGTCCCGTAAGACATTAGTCCTCCACCAATCGCTTGAGTGGTTCCCATGATCGCTTGGGCTGGAGCCAAGTCAGCCGCGTATCTTGCCGCTGCTGCGTTTGATGCCGCTTGATATTGACCTCCAGCGGCTCCGAGGTTTATTTCTCCTGCTCTTTGCATAAAACTTTGTGCTAGGTTGTTCCAATCATATGCCATGTTCACTCCTTGAGTTGCAACATCTGTGGATAAAAGGCTAAGGTTACGAGCGAACTGCGATTGAGCTACTGACATTCCCGGCGTTTTCCCAAGCATTGGTCTGTATCCACCACCAAATGCTTCGGCGGTTTGCCTCTGAACAAAATCAATTTGCTCTTGAGTGAGTGGTTGTCCGCTCATTCTTTGCTGGATGATATTTGCAGCTTGTTGCCTTTGGCTGGTTGCGCCCGGATAATACTGCTCAATATTCTGAATTAGTTGTTGAGGAGTTTCGATATTTGCTTCTTTTACCCTTGCCTCGAAATTCTTTTGAGCCTTTTTAGAAGCACCAGCTTGTTTTCCAGCAGCTTGACTAGACATAACGCCTCCAGCCACCGCTCCTACTGCGGCAATTGTTCCACCAGCAACTGCTGCCCAAACATGGAAACACCTTTTATTTTTTGAATATCGTTGTTCTATTGGCTCGTCAATCATATTAGGATTCTATTCTATTACACCGCCAAGTTTGCATCCTTGGATTGTTTTTGTCAATATGCGGGTTAAAGTCTCTTGCCATTATTTCATCTGCAATAGCTTCTGGGTCTGTCAATGTAGTTACAAAGCAAGCTGACCAAATTGTATCTTCATGTGTGTAAAGAAGTCTGCGTGTTCCAGCTTTTGTTATTCCACTATATGGAGCTTTGTATCTTTGGACTGGTGTATCGTGATACCATACCGACACATCTCCTTGAAGGATAAAAAATGGATGTGTTGTAAGATGCAACAAGGATGTAAGAATTGTATTTTTTGGAATAAAAATTTCCCTTGTGTATAAATTAGGTGTAAATTTGTGCGTTACTGGACAATCTACTGGAGGCAATTCTGCAATATCCAATTCAGCAAGATTTAGAACGTCATCAGGATTCTTGTATCCAGCAACATCCATTGGATCAATACGATTTTTGACCAATTCAATTGGGCATCTTTCTTGAATCTCTAGTTTCATCTATACAAGAAGTAATCGTTGGGTGATGGAGAAAGTAGATCAGAACCAATTAGATTATCTGCCCTGCTATAGTTTGCAAAGCGGATAGGTGCTGCTGTTGGAATTTCCGTATTTTCCATTTCCTTCTCTTGCTCTTTGATGGCAAGGTCTAGGTTCATCAAGAATTCTTGCGCCTTCCTATTGTCTCTGGAGTTCAGAGCAAGGACAGCATAGATCATCGCATCTGGAATGAACTCAACCAACTCTTTCGGATCGGTCAGATCGAAGTATTTCTTCGATGCGTAAAGCGTGATACACTCGCAGGTCTTTGGTGCTTTGAATCGGCGGAAGGTTGGGTTAGCATCGTTCGGTTGATAGATTGCTATCAGCGTCTTTGCTTCCAATGCCGTATCGTAGGCATACACCCGAATCCTACCTTTTGTAATTGGCTTGGTTACTGCGCGAATTCCTTTCACAATAAGATCAGACTTCGCCAGCGTTGGAGGATTTGCAGTAGTTACCTTAACCTTGTGGTAGGTGTCATACTGGTCTTGCGCTTCAAACATCAACTCTACGCCAATGTCTTCAGCTTCCTCGGCCATTACTCCAATTTGGTATGGATGCGTTGTGTAATCGCGGAATAGGACATGGAGTCCCCCTACTTCTACGATTCCTCTATGGCATGATTGATCTGCATGGAGAGCAAAAGCGTTGGTAGCATTGAACCATTCGTCTGCTAGAGATGCAGATTCATTCCCGATCCAAGCTAGTTTGATTTGCTCATATCGGGCTGGCAGCGTGAAGCAATCGTTCACGCAGCAGATTTGGACATACTCTTCTTGAGAAGTCCATGCTCGCTTATTCCATAGCAGTCGCCTTGCTTGGTTTACGGCTTTGACTCCGCGCTCGTATGAACAAGTGCCAGAGTCGCCGACAAAACCCTTAACAAGCTCTACCATCTCTTCGAGGGTATCAGCCATAGGGATTATCGTTTCCGATAATTATTTCGAGCCAACGGGCTTTCCAGATTTAGGAAGTGGTGCGCTGGAGTATGGGTTCTTGCCAGTGTTAGGTGGGTTCATGTTGCCCATGCCTTCACGGATCATGCCGCGAGTAGGTGCGCCGCCGCTAACGAGTTTAGGATCAGTTCCTTTTAGTGGTGTCATATGTTTAGTTTTTCTTATGGCTTGTTTATTACGAAGTGTGAACCGCCATCCAGTCCACACTTGTTATTTGAGAAAGATTATTTTCTACGCGGATAGAGAATCCTGTAGTTGTTTTACTGCCAGCTACCAACGCGAACAATGGAGTAGCAGAAGCTCCAATCGTTGCATTGCAGTTTGGTGTAATTGAAATGCCGTAGTTTGCAGAAGGAAGTGCAGCAAACGATGCGGTTTGGATAGAATCTCCAGTAGGAACGCTGCCAATATTTCCGTAACGAGCATTAATTACTGGCCTTGCTTCTAGCGTATCAATCCTAACATCAAGCGCGTTTACATCTGTTACTAAAGCATCAATCTGATTCTGCTGGTCAGCAAGGTCTTCGTTGATTTGGTTAATCTGCGCTGGAGTTACATCGCCAAGCCCCGGAACATTGATCGTTCCATTGGCAAGAACCTCATCAATGAATACTTGGAAGACATTCTGCCAGTTACCAGTTGGACAGAAATCATCTGGAACATTTGGAAATGTAAGTGCTGGCGATGAAGACTGATTGTCCATAGATTAATTTACGATATTGTAGTTCCAATATTTCTCTTGGCAACACAAAAATGGTTCGCATTCTTGATTTTCTTCTGGGCAATCGCCAATCGGAGAATCATCATTGTTCTTGATGTTTGCCATTAACCTTACTCTATCAATCGTAGCTGCTCCGGTTAGGTTCACTTTGATCTGGAACTCGCTTCCCTCTACCGCTGGGATGCCTGCCAAGTCATTGCACTCGCTTGGGTCTGGCGTGTTAAACTTGTAGCGTTTGTAGCGATTGCCGCCTTGTTGTGGAAAGCATTCAGTTACTTTAGGCGAGCATGGATCACACCCATATGTTGTAGGAACTTTTAGTTGTGACCAACATGGATTGGAATCAGCGCGAAAATCAACATCGCTTTCTACCTGCCCCTTAATCTCACTCATCCACATTTCTCCACCAGTAATCTTTTTACGTAGGAACTTGTTTGTAGCCCCACTTCGGTTGAAGTCATACCTTCCAGTTGTGAAGAAGGATTCAATCTGTCTGCTTCCATTCGGGCCGTAGTCATCGCCTTGGGCTATGGTGAACTCATATAGGCGGTTCTTGTTGTCTTTATCAAACGAGAATCCAAACCCACGCTTTTCACCTTGGATTAGTGCAGTCAGAAGTTGGGTTGGTCTGATGCCTGTCCATACTCCATTCCAACGGAATGATAATTCTGCATCTGGGGCAGGAGTTGAGGATTGGTCTAGGTCTAGAACAACCATGCCCCGATGATACCTATTCAGTCCTTCCACTCCTTCTGCTCGGTAGGTCTGTGGAGAGACAGTATTGATGAGGTAGTTGTTGAAAAAGATAGTAGAAGCGAATTGCTTCATCCACGGAGTATCATTTGATACCCACTTGTTCACGTCCCTAGATAGTTTGCGGAGTGAGAAGTATCTATTGAACTCGGACTGGGTATTGGAATAGAATGCCCAACCATCGTGCGAGCGGAACCAAAGCTCACTATTAACTAAAGCTAGATATGGGCTAGTGCATCCGCGCCCAAGTAGTGAGATACGCTGGATGTTCGATGTGTTCCATTGTGACCTTGGTAGAGAGACATCCATTGAGAATGCTCCGTTTCCTGTAAGGACTACTAGCTGACCTTGGCCGCGAAGGTTGTATCCCAACTCTGGCATCGCCTTCATCCCTGTGATATTACCCATCATGGCTGGAGTCGAGAACGCGCCGCCTTCTGCCCAGTATCCTATCTCCGTGAAGTTCTCTGTATTCTTGGTATCGGTGAACCCGCCACCATAGATGATGTCAGAAGCGTAGATTTGATTGAACCTATCAGAAACAAAGACTCGACCGAAGGCATACTCCATGATCGTTCCAATCGGCATCTTTGCCAAGTATGGGTTCAGTCGGTAAGCAGGTAGCTTGACTGTTCCTGTTCCGGTTCCTCTTTGAGTGTCTGTAATAACTGCCGTGAACTTAACTCCAATCGTATTGGATGGTGCGCCGATCAAAGTGAAGTTGGTAGTCCCAACTGATACAATCTCGCAGTAGTCTCCGTTTTGAATTTCACTTGCTGTCAGCGTTCCTAATACCCCATCCCATGCTATCGCATTCTGGTAGCCATTTTGAATATATGCCCGATCTTCAGCTTGCACGAACCATGTGTGCATCATGCCCGGATCGTTGCCTTCGATAATCTTGTAGGCGAATGCTCGGTTGTTTATGATCTTCAGAAAGTAAATAATCCCAGATACCGATAACAGGATACCATCGCTGGTTCTCAAGTTAGTCGAACGATATGGATACGCACCTTGGAAGCTACCACCAAGAATATCGTTAACGATAGTCTCGGCTTCTCCATCTCCAGCGAGAATCGGGATGTTCCGAATGCTCGGTCTTGTCCGGTTAATGCCACCTCGGAATGTCCTATTTACCGACTCTGATACTACAGACTCTGGTAAATACGATGGATGAGTATCTGCGTCTTGCGCGATGATACTTGTGAATCCATCAAAGACTGATCCTTCTGCTGGCATTAGGCGTTGACACTCTTGATTACGATAAAGCGCAATGTCAGTGCTTCAGACAAACTTCCTGCGGTGATATTACGGATCACGATGTTAGCATTGCCTGCCGCTGGAGCTACCGCAAAGTTGTATGCACCAAGCGTTCCTCCAGAGATATGACTTACAACAACAATGTCCGTAGCCTCGATCACCGAATTACTCAAGTTAAAGGTAACAGCAGTAGCGGACGCGAGGGCAGCGTTATCGCTTACGATAATTCCAGTAGGACGATTCAGCGTAACAGAGTTTGTCTTTGCTCCTGCACCTTGGGTAATAGTTCCACCTGCACCAGTATTGTATCCAATCTTGGATGAGTTACCATTGGCAAGGATAGTGCTGCTGGAAGTAATTGCGGCAGTAGATGTCGCACCAGAAACAGTCAGCGACGATGCTGTAATAGCAAGCGTTGGAGAAAGTGAACCTACAGTCAATGCTCCGGTAGTAGTCAATGGTTGGCTACCAAGATCAACTGGGCCTGCTTGCAGAACACTATTAAGTGTATCAAACTCTACAAGACCTGTAGAATCTTTTCTCAATACAGTTCCGCTCGCTCCATTTGTCCAAGTCAAATTTCCAGCACCATCAGTCTTCAAGACTTGCTGGGCAACTGGAGTCTGAATCGTCTTCTGACAAGCAGCGGAGTCTTCTACTACCAATCGTTTCCCATTGGCGGTTGTTTCTAGCGGCTCACACAACAACGGATATTCCGAGTCGCATGGTGGGCATGGTGTGCAAGGTGTGCAGAGGCTCATAGTGATGCTTTAATGTTTACGCTCATAATTGTAAGATTATTATTAAATTTTTAATATGCAATCGTAATTTACGACAATGCTCCCTCGTTAAGCCATGATGCACTTCCGAGTCTATATGCAGATGCGCTTCCTGCTGTAGCCAATCGTGTTTTGCAAGAATATCCTTGTGGAACAACCGTTAATGCATTTGCAGCTGTAATCCCTCCTGTTGTTGCTAGATTCCTTGTTGTCGGATTAACAACACAAAATGCGTCCACATTTGCAATTGCTGGCATCCATTGAATAGTTGGATCAACAGTGATTTCATCATTTACGCTTTCAATCAATCCATAACCAGATGCAAATGTAAAAGGTGTAATTGGATAAATACCAGCGGCTCCCCTTGACATAGAATTTTGGCTTGTTTTAATGCGAACTTTTTCCATTAGTGGCTGATCGTTTACATCGACAACTCCAAACCCAATTAATACTCCATTATTTGCTGAACCATTTCTAACAACATAATTTGAGTTTGCAGTTATACGAGGACATCCCAATGTTCTAAATATAGGAGCAAAAGTGGCAGCGGATTCACCAAGATAAAGTTGGTTATCACTTAAAATGCATTGAGCAAATCTTGATATATTGAAAATGCTATTTGTAGCCAATGATCCATAATATGCATTATTAATCACTTGCAATGTGGATGTTGTGCTTCCTCCAATAAATGTATTATTAACAAGTGTAAATTCAAAATTCGCCGTTCCCCCCGATGTAGCTCCTTCTCCGCGCCTAAATGTATTTCCTATGATTTTTGTAGAGAAATTAAATTGCACATCAGACGCTGCGATTTCACTATAAATAAATACTCCTTGATTTGAAGTAATTGTAATTTCGTTATTTGAAATATTTAAATTTTCAAAAACTGTTTTAGCATTTGTTGTTGTTAATTGAATAATGCCAGCAGTACTAGAATTAGAAGCATCTGTTCTAATATAATTATCCATAAAATTGATATTTTTATAGAGACTTGTTTGCCCTGCTGTATAAATTGTATCAATTCCAACAAGCCATGAACAGACTGGAACCATGTTTGCTTCAGATGCTGTTGTCCATTTGTTTGTGTATGTAAATACATTGTTATTAATAGCGTAATTTACAATATTATAATTAAAGTTTGTATTTGGATAATCACTTCCAACATTTGTCCAAATTCCACCTATTACAGTATCAAAAATATTATTTGCAATAATACAATTATCTAGTCCAATAATGACAGATGGACAATTTTTCCAGTTATTATTTGTAATAATATGACTTGGGCCTGACAATTGATCTGTTGTTTGTGAATCTCCATAATGGCTAATTAATTTTGTAACAGTTTGTTCAAAATAATTACCATAGATTGTTCCATTTGAATTTCCACCATATGTAAATGATAAAGATTGCCAGTTTGCAAAGAATCTATTATTGCAAATGCTATAAATTCCACTTTCAATTGGTTTGGTTGGAGGGATAGGCAATGGACTTCTGGGGTCATCATCGTTAATGATGATTCCAAGGTTTAATCCGTTAAATACACAATCTTGCACAATGGCTTTTTTATATCCTTGAATCCTTATTCCATCTCCTTTATGACCCGGATC